GTCGTTTGGACCCTTGACGCCTTTCGCGACGAGCTTTGGCAGTGGAAGCGTAAAGAGGTCAGGGCTAACGGCCGGCACATTGAATTTTGGGCCAAGCACGACGGTCAGTTCTGCCGGTTCAACCCGAACGCAGTATGAGGCCTATCCTCCCGCCGCCACTCCTGCCGTCCGGCATCGTAAAGCGCGCCGCGCAGGTGCCTCAACCATTCGCTTTTTTCCTTTTGCTCGACGGCATACCTTACTGCGAAATTGCAGAACGCCGTCGGTGCGACTTCGAGACGGCGCTTGTCTCCTGGCGCCGCGTGAACCTGCCGACGCTCGTCCGGTCGCAGGTGCGGTACTTCGTCAGGAACAAAGACCTTGCGTTGACGGAGGTCCGTCCGTAGTCCTTTCCCCATGACGAACCGCGACGCTATCCGACGCCAGCTTGCGATCATCGACGACGCGCTTGGCTCCCTCGAGTTTTATTGCGAGACGGAGATTGTCGGCGACGACACTCGTCACCTGTTGACCGATATCAAGGGCGCCCAGCGCCAGCACGCCCGGACCGATGCCGACAAGGTCGAGGAGTCCTGGGATGTGAAGCCTCTCTACGATCGCGTGAAGTCCATCCAGACCTCTCTCCGCGTGCTCCGCAACAACCTGGACTTGTCCGACAAGGCTTGCGAGAAGGCTCTCGACGCTTGCCGCGCGATCTCATCGGCCGTCGAAAAAGACGAGACCGACGACGAGCTCTGATTTTTCCCACCCACAACCATGCCCACCATCCCCGACCGTCAAACCTACAACGCCCTTGCCGCGCTTAACTTCAGCGGCTCGAAAGAGCTCCTGAAATCCGGCGCGCACTTTCAGGCGTACCTCAACCGCCAGCAGGAGGAAACGAAGGCCCTGCGCCTCGGATCCCTGACGCACGCGCTCGTCCTCGAGCCTGATGCCGTCGAGTCCCGCTTTGCCGCCGCTCCTGAATGCGATCGTCGAACCAAAGACGGCAAGGCCATTTACGAGGCCTTCGTCGCCGGTGCCGCCGGCAAGACCGTCCTTTCCGCAGAAGAGTTCGAGCTCGCGCAGAATGTCGCAAAGTCCATGCGCCGCGCCCGCGAGTCCCTGGCCATCCGGTTTGTCGCGACCGAGGTCATGCTCTCCGTCGAATACAACGGCACGCTCCTGAAGTCCGCAATCGACGCCGTCGGCTCCGACGGATATTTGTACGACCTGAAAACGACCGAGTGCGCATCAGCAAGGGGTTTTCTCCAATCAGTCCGATCCTATTCATATAATTTGCAGGCCCACTTTTACCGGCTAGTTTATCAGGCCGCCACCGGCGAGCGTGTCCGAGGCTTTCGGTTCATCGTCGCCGAGAAGTCCGAGCCTTGGGCCTGGGCCATTTACGAAATCGGCCCCGAGCTCATGACCTTTGCCGCTTTCGAGTTTGAAGAGGCCGTCGTCAAATATCGCTCATGCAAGGAGCTTGATGCTTGGCCTGGTTATCCCTCCGAGGTCCAGGTCGTCGACATCAACTCGAAGTCCGTCGCGGTCACCCCTATCAACTTTGCCTAATGTCCGACCTCGCAATGGGAATTGCCGAGGTTGTCGGCGCCCTACTCACCTTGGCTTACCGCGTCGCAATCGGCGCGGCCGCCATCAAGGTCCTTTTCTTTCTCTGATCTCCTACCCATGAACGCACCCAATAACGAACGCCCACCCCTGAAGAACATCGACCGCGCCGGCTCCTATGCGCTAAAGCTCATCCGTCCGAAGGACGAGGCCCGCTTCAAAAAGAACGCGCGCGGATTTTCCTCCGTCTCGCTTTTCTTTTTGGACAACGACGGCAACTGTCTAACCAAAAACTTCAGCGTCGAGTACGGCAAAGGCCTAGCGATGGTCATCGGCAAATTCTCCGGCTCCTACGCGGTAACCCCTTCCGACCAGATGTCCGTCGAGCAACTGATCCGCTATTGCGAGCCGGCCTTCGGCAAGGTCGCGACCGTCGAGCTCGAGGTCACCGCTAACGGTGAATGGCAGGGCAAGCCGCAATACCGATACAGCTTTAAAAAGATTACCCCGCGCGACCCGAAGGTGTACGGCTCCGCCCCTGCTCCGTCGTCTTCCGATGCCGAAGCCCCTCCCGCCGCTGATCCCTTCACCCCTGGTCAAGATGTCCCCTTCTGATCAACCGCCGGTCCTGGTGCTCATCACCGGGGCCGCGCGTTCCGGGAAGGATACGCTTGCGGACGGCTTGATTGCCGGCGCCACCGGACCCATTCACCGCATCAGGTTTGCCGATCCGCTCAAGGACGCCGCGGACGATTTTCTGGCCTGCCTTGGCCTCGATCGTCACGGCTCTTTTTTGAACGAAGGGTTTAAGTCCAAGCACCGCGACTTTCTGGTGTCAGCCGGCACTTTCGCGCGCTCCCTTGATGTCGATGTGTTTGCTTACCTGATGGTCCAGCGCGCGCAGGCTTTTGCCATGGGGACCGCCTTGGCCGGTTTGCGCCCGGTCGTCGTCGTCTCCGATTGGAGGTACCTAAATGAATGGCGCATCGTGAAGTCAGTCCTCGGCATCGCCGGCTGGAGAATTGTCACGGTCGAGGTATCCACGGCCGGCGTGCAGGCCGCCAATGACGAGGAGGCCCGCTCCCTCGGATCCATCCGCCGCGAGGTCATTCCCGACTTGAGCTTCAACTTCACTCCCGATTCGGCCGCCGCCGTACGGCGCGAAGGCATCGAGCTTGCGCGCACCCTTGCCATCTGACGCCCCAATGGTCTGCCTCTCCGAGTCCATCAAGAGGCAGTCTTTTGTCGATCGTGCCGAGCTCCTAGGGCTTTCCCTGGCCCGCGCCGAATTTCTCGCCGCTTGCTCTCACACGCAGGTTGCCCGCAACGAGGCCAACCGCACCAACCTTATCCCTTACGACCCAGCGGTCCTGATCCGCGAGGCCTTTCGCATCGGCATCGGCCTTAAGGACGCGGCAAAAATGATGGAAATGACCCACGCCGAAGTCATGGCCTACGGCCTGCCATTCCCCGCGCGCTCCATCGCCCCGGCTCCCTGCCGCGGATCAGAATACAACCTTTTCCTCCCCGAACCCATCCGCCCCAATGTCTGCTACCGGTAAAGCTCCCATCCGGTTCGTCGCGGCCGGAGACAACCATGGGGACATGGCCGACCCTGACGCCCTGGATGCCCTTCGCGAGTTCTGCTCCGACTATCGTCCGACCGAGCGCATAATGCTCGGGGACTGTTTCGATTTTCGGTCGCTCCGCAAAGGTGCCGGCAACGACGCCGAGGCCGCCGAGTCCCTACGAGCTGACATTGATGCCGGCGTGAAGTTTCTCCGATCCTTCAGGCCAACGGTCTACCTCAAGGGCAACCATGAGGCGCGTGCCGCCAACCTGGCCGCGTCGTCCGGCTCCGCGATTGTCCGCGACTATTGCGCCGACCTCGACGCCTCAATCACTTCGTCCGCAAAGCAGGCCGGCGCGAAGCTCGTCTTGCCCTATCATGCCGACCTCGGCGTCTACCGCCTGGGGCCTGTCGCGTTCATTCATGGATATGCCCACGGCCTCAATGCAACGGCTTTGCAGGGGTCCCACTACGCGTCGCGCGGCGGCGCTCTTATCCACGGCCACACGCATACGCTCTCGCAGGTCAACCTCACCAAGCATGGGGGCGGCGCCGCTTTCTCCGCCGGCTGTCTCTGTCAAAAGGAGGCCATGGGCTACGCGGCTCACCGCCTAGCAACGAGCAGATGGGGGAGCGGCTTCGCGGCTGGATGGGTCGACGGCGACGATTGGAAAGTGTTTTTAGTTCACCGCGTCGGCCGCCGGTGGATCTGGCAGAAGGACCTGAAGCTTTACACTCCGAAGCCATGAAAAAGAAGCCGCGCTTGCTTTACGGCCGCACCGATGTCGACGATGTTCTGAAGGCTGTCCTGGCTGAAATCCACAAGTCAGCCCAGGCTCCCGACCCTGGCTTCCTTACGCGCGAGCAGTGGTCCGTCAAATGGCGCATCTCTCCTGCAATGGTTGACCGGTACCTCCTGATTGCAGTGAGGTCCGGTTTGCTCGTCGAGCGCCCTTTCCGCGTGATCACGAAGGGCAGGATGCGCCTCATGCGTCACTTCGGCCCTCCGTCTCGCCGGCTTCGATCTGCCAAACCAACTTGACCCCTAGGGCGTCAGCGCCCAAACCAGCCAACCATGCCCAACCCTCCCGCATCGCTCGACGCGGAACGCCACCTTATCGGCGCCACGCTCCGCGACTCCGCACCTTTCCCTGCCGGCCTGCTCCCTTCCGACTTTTACGAGCCGAAGCATCAGGACATCGCCGCGGCAATTCTCTCGCTCGAAGCCGAGGGCATCACCCCCGACGAGCTCACCGTCTCGATGCGCCTTCGCGATCGGAAGTCCGTCGTCGACGCTTTCTATGTCTCCGAGCTGACCTCCGCCGTCGGCCTGTCCCAGCTCAACCCAGCCTGGACCGCCGAAGTCATCCGCGCGTCGTCTCTGCGGCTGATCGGCTCAACCGCCGCCCGCGTCGCAGAGCTTGCCGCTGATCCGTCCGCCGACCCTGCCGCCCTGTCCGCCTACGCCGAGGGGTCCCTTCGCGCCGTGGAAGGCCGCTCGACTCCAAAGGCCGGCCCGCTCCGCATGACTTCCGACGCGCTCATGGCATTCGACCGATCCAACGACCCGGACTGCGTACTCGGCAACCGATGGCTTTGCAGGGCAGGCTCCGCCCTCATCGTCTCGCAGGCCGGCGTCGGGAAGTCCTCCCTGATGATGCAGGCCGCTATCAATTGGTCCATCGGCGGCCGCCGCGACTTCTTCGGCATCAAGTCCAACCGCCCACTTCGCGTCGCCATCTTGCAGGCCGAGAATGACCTGGGGGATGTCGCCGAGGCTTTTCAGGACCAAGTTGCCGGCGCCCAGCTATGGCCCGAGGAACGCGCCGCCCTTGAGGAAAACTTGGCCATCTACCGCGACACCACTTCCGTCGGCCCCGCCTTCCCTGGCTTGCTCCGTGATCTCATCCGCCTGCACCGAGCCGACCTCATCTTCGTCGACCCCCTTCTCTCTTTTGC